AATGGCGTTTTGAATGTTGTCAGTGTCAGGCTGCAGATTGATCACTGTTGGCTCAAGCTGATAATCACTGCGAGTTTTACTAGGCTCAACTACATATCGATCGTTGGGGTTTACACCTGGTCCAACTGTTCTACCAATGTAACCTTGTGTTTTTTTGAACTTGGGCTCTTGAATCAGTTGATCAAGAGTTGCCGCCAAAAACTGCTTGTTGGCATCTGTTCTAAAAATTTCTGGTAGAAAGTCTACTGATCTTACTCGGGCCATTAAATTACTCCACTGCCTGGCGCGGTGCGCAAGTTGGTACTTGTCAACGCTTCAATTACATCAATATTGTCAATGGTAGCACCATTGGCAAAAATTTCGTTTGGTTGTGATCTTATTTCGTACAAATCACCAAAACTCTTTTGAGGATTCAACGGCACCAGGACCACACTACTAATTATGGTTCCTAAAGTTCGGTGCAAATATGCAGCCAATTCTGAGAAGTAAAACGTGTCACCAAAGTTCCACTTGTCGATGCTGAAGTATTCATTCATTTGTGCCAGCACCGCACTCTTGATTTCTGATGTACTGGCAGTTGAATTCTGTGCACGGATTACCTTGATGGTTGCACGTAATTCAGCTGCTGCCTTGGCTCCAAACAATGGTTTAAATGTCACAGAGTTCAACACAATATTGTCTGAAATCATTTTGTAGTTTTGCAATCCTTGGTATGCAGTATTGAGCTCATCAATAGTGGGCTGTTGAGGTTCTGTCACAGTGCCTGTGGTATCACGCAACCAGTTTTGATAAGCGGTGTAATATGCCTGTGTGACCACATACAAGTCAATGATGTTGGTAGTACCTGGATCAATTCGGTTGGTCAAAGGTGAGTTGTGACGATACTGATAGTACAGTCCTTGTCTACCTGAACGTGCAATCCATTCATCTTGTTGAAATTCTGTAAGTTGGCGTACACCAGTTACAGTTATTGACAAACTGTAAAAAGTGTTTTCACTGTAGGCATAAAACACTTGTCCAGGACTCCATTCTGTTTTGACCAGTTCTAGTTCGTCCAGTGTGCCGTACTGACTAATGACTCGGCCACTGTCTACCAACAAATATCTTTGAAGATTGTCAAAGTCCACAGTTCGTTCCAAGAATACCCAGGGAGAAGTGGTGTTGGCCGTAGTTGGAACAACGCCCACTATCTCTTTGAAGAAATCAGGGTTGTCAGGTACACCATCAAGATCGCTGTCACGATAGCTGACCAACACTTGGAAATCATCCACATAGCCATCAGATTCCACTGGTTGACCAATGATGGTCATGGGTATGTCGCTTTGTAGGGGTATTCCCAGTGTATTGCCTGGCTGGCTGTTCATGGCCAGCACGTTGATAAAATCTTTGATCACTGTGCCAGTGCGGCTGTCAAACACCTGTTGATCTTCGTAAAAGAAGAAACGTGTCTGCAACACTGACCCAAACGAATATGCCAGGCCTCGGAAAGTAATGGTATAATTTTGATTTTCAACCACAAACTGTACCATCCAGCTGGCGTCGCCGCCGGGCACTGGTTGTCCTGCATTGGCCTGACTCCACGGTGCATCCTGATCAAGGTACGTTGATGGTATCAGATACCATGTGTACGGTGTTCCTGTAACTGATCCATTGTTGTCATAACCCAGCCCAAAATTACGGAACAACACAATTTGTTCGGCCATCTGTTGTTCAATGCTCAAGGGCAAATCTGTCACAAACAAAGAAATAATAGTGTCTACAATGGCACCAGTTGGCACAAAGTTGTTGAGCACAATCGGTCCTGATTCGTTGCTGAGATTGCCTAGACCCGAATTGGTTCCGTCACCGGTGACCTGTACTGGACTGGCCCATATTTCAGTTTTTTGTTCAGTACGAGTTGGTATACCTGTTTGTAGTCGGTTGTTGAGATCAAAATACTGCCCTGCAGGGGCCACAAACTTGATCAAGCTGCCATTGACAGCGTAGCGGAACACTGTGCCAGATTCGGACCCTACTGCTACGGGTGTACCTGTGGCAGTTTTGAAATAGCCGGTGGTTTCGTTGGCCAGTGTGGTACTTTGATTCCATATTGTGTTGCCGGTCACAGTGGTAGCCACGGTTGTTACTGATCTGCCCACTGTAGTGGTCAACGGAAACACACCACCGTTGGCCACGGTGCTTACAGTAAAAGTTCGTGCAGTCAGATTCCAGCTGCCTGGTCTGACATAATAGGTTACTCCGCCAATCAGTCCGCCAAAAACTGCACCGTCATCGGCTGTGCCAAACACCACAGGCATGTTGTCAAACACATATTGATCAAACAAAGCTGCAGTGGCAGAGCTGACTGTAACAGAATTGACAGTTGCAGTAGTCCCTGTACACACAACTTCAATAGTGTTGGCTGCTTCACGAGGGAAGTTTGCGTAATAGAACTGCTTGACTGTGGCTTCTGTCAATGCTGGTTGTACTTGATTGTTGATAACATCTGCAATTTCGTTGCGGTTGGTCCAGGAGAACAAAATTGTAGGAAGAATATTTTGTTCCCACAGTCCGCCATCGCTGCCAAATGTGTTGGTGCTAGAATATTTGCCAGTGTTGTCTACTAGATCCAGATATCGACTGGTACCAATGCTGGAGCGATTCAGGGCCTTGCTCTTGATAATGCTGTTGTACTGAGTGAACGGAAACAGGTTGTAGTCTTCGCCGTTGACCATACGGTTTTGTGTGTAATAACGAGCAGGAGCACGCTGCTTAATGGCAGCAATAGGTTCACGAGCCTGAGCGTTGGTCACAGGGCGTGTGATACCACAAGTGAATGTGATGGTCTGCAGATTTCCGTTGCGGTCAGTGTAACTGATGGGAATCACAACGTTTTGCATTTCTTCAGGATTGATAATGTACTGCAATCCATTTGAGCTGCGAACATATGCGCGGAATGTTCCTACAGGAATTTCTGAGAACACGCCATCGCCAAACACCACAGTTATTTGATCGTTGGCACGGCTAGTAGTTGAATAAATTGGACGCAGAGCAGTAACTTGTTCAGCTGCTGCGGTGTATACGTTTTCAACATAGGTCCATTCGCGAGCAATACTGCCTACGTTGTCCAGTTGGAAAATCCAACGATCTTCGTTGTTGATACCTTCAATATTGATATCTACTGTGCGATTGGCAATGCGTTCAGCCAAGTTGAAGTCTTGACTTTGTAAAATACCTTGCTTGAACAAAAAGAAATAGCCAGTGTTGTCTGAATTGAAGCCCAGTTGGTCATTGCGGTACAACACGTTGAAACTGGTGCCTGACACAGGGCTAGGTTCATAGATTACATCAGTACCTACTGTGCTGGATGTAACAGCTTCAAAAGGCATGTTGATGCCGTCTACAGTGGCCGAGTATGGCACCACTGGCAAAAATCCTGGTACCAGGTTAATGGCGTATTCATCTGTGCGTACACCCAGTATGGTTTGACGATTGCCTGGACGACCCACACGCTGGCTGTCCACTAGACTGGCGTTCACAATAGCAGTGAACTGTTCTTGCCAGTCAGGGTTTGTGGGGTCAGCCCAGTTCACAGTAACGTTGCTTAGGTTTACGCCGTTGTAGTCTACCACATTTTCTGTGGTAGTCACATTGAACACTTTCAGCAGACCTTGTGCTGCTGTGTTGCGTTTGGCAGTGTAGCTGACCAAGTCAGCCAATCGTACCACACTGTCACGACGTTCAGCAGTGTCTAGATAGTTTTCTCGAGTGTTTAGATCTGTACGAAATGCCAGCGCCTGACCCATGAACGCAATAACGTCCAGCAGCGCAATAAACTCTGAACTTTCAATGTAGTCATTGAATGATTCAGGATAGTAAAGACGAATATAATCAATGAAACTCTTGCGTAGTGTTTCAAAGTCATAGCTTTGAAAGTCTGCTTCGCGATAAGTTTGATAGATCTGTTTCCAGTCTTCAACTCCAAATATAGCTGTTTGTCTAGTAGTCTGTGCCATTCGTGCAACCTTTGTATTATTTATCGCCGAAAAAAACGGCGTACTTATACGTAGGAAGCAGAACGCTGTTGAAGGTCAAAAAAGATGCTGAGTATTTCGGCGTTGGTACTGGGTACTACAGCAATCTCTAACTGTATCAATATGCCGTTTTGCTGCGGAAATATTTGAATATCTGTGACCTGTATTCTGGGATCGCCTGCAGCCACACGCTCAACTTCTCTGCGAATGTTGTTGGCCAATTCTTCAATTTGATTTTCAAACACAAAGTCCCACATTGCGGTACCATACCCAGGACGACCGGGTAGCTCACCTTGGCGTATGTTAAAGGCGTTCAACAGATCACGTTGAATCAGATCAAAATCAGTCAGTGTGAACTTTTTGAACTGGTTGATGGTGTTGAAGCCGATAAATGTAGTCATGGCAATATTTACCTAGAATTATGCAGAAGATTCTGCGACAATTTCCTTGAAGCCTTTGATAGCTTTTTCAAAAATAGCAATTGCTCTAGCAATATCGGCTCTGCTGGTTTCAATCTGAGCCAATTGTGGTGGAGTAAAGTTCAATTGGCTTTTGATTAAGTTGGCTTCGCGCAACAGTGACAACAGTACTCCATCAGACGCATTCAAGTCGCTGACCAGTTGTTCCAGCTGTCTGATAGTAGGAGACAGATTGTTTTCATCAGCGGTTCTGGTCAATGCAAGTCCACGTTTCAAAAAGCCTGGGTATTTTGATTGCTCGGCACTGACTGCATCGCCAAATTTAACAATATCTACTTTAGGAGCACTGTTATAATTGACTGCAGGTACTTTGGCATTGCCTATTACTCGGCTGCCAGCAGCGTTGAGTGTTTCGCGATTTACTGTGTCGCTGGCTGGAACAGGTACAATTTCTTGTTTCAACGAGTTTGTGATGTTTTGATTGGCAAAGTCCACTGCAAATGCACCATCTCGTGCAACTTTGTCAAATTGTCCTTTGACGTCAGGTGGCACTGGCAAACCCTTGGCCCAGTCTGCAGCAGCCGGTAGATTTTTGGCAGCATTCAACGCTGTGCCCACTAGTGCGGTGGGAGTCAGAGTGTTGACTGGAACTCCTACTTGTTTGAGTCCTTCTACACCTTTGGACATCAAGCTTTGCTGTATGCTGTTTTGTTTGACTTCAGATCCCAACAAATCTGTCAGCGACTTTATACCATCCTTGCCAGTGAACACTGTGGGGCTTTTGAGCACGTCAGTCAGTTTGTTGGCACCGCTTTGTAAATATTGTGCTGCTACTCCTGGTTTTAGTATGCCAGCTGATTCCAGTTGGGCGCCATCAAACCCAAATTTTCCCACGCCTGCTGTGTTTGATACAACGTCGGCTGCTTGTCCCACCAACTTTGAGGCCTGTGCCATGCCTGCTCGAACATCCACTGATGTCAGATTGCCAATGGGCAACAACGCCGAAGCTTGTTTTGCAAAATCAGCTGGGTTGATACCGTTGGTTACTGGTATGGTTTTCACAATGTTTGTGACGTTGGTCACAGCCGCTCGGGCCACCGAAGTTGCCTGCCCTACTGCTTGCGAAATTTGCCCCGACACTTGGCCCACTGCATTGTTTAGCACTGTACC